TTCTATGGACTCTTTCCACACTTCTTGTGGTTGAGCACCTTTAAACTGTTGTAATGGTAATGCTATTGCCACTTCCCACTCATTTGGTGCCACGGCAAGTATTTTTGACTGAATATGTGAGCTCAGATAGCGTTTAATACATGGCCGGAACTCTTTAAGGCGCCTGGACGCAACTAAAATATCATAGGTGACTCTCATCCTTTTAATTTCATTATCAGGCGTCATGGTCGCATATTTTAAGAGTTTACCAATAAATGCCACTCTGTATCGAATTGGCAAATAATGGAGGTTTAAACCTAGAAATCCATCGGGATATTTCTCTAGTGCCAAAACCAAAGGAAACCGATCATAATATGGCATATCAGCTTTACCCTTTGGATCATAGTAAAAAAAGTATAGACAACCCAACATAAATTGACCACGTTGGCGAATCTTTTCTCGGCTGATAGCACCAGGTACCGCTCTAAGATTTTTCAATTCAGCAATTTTATTGGCCAGCCATTGAGCGGATTGCCGAGTCATATTACCAAGTTCAGCTGGTTTTTGTTGTGCGAGTTCTGTAAGTTTTGATGTCATAATGAGTATTTAGTTGATTCCTAGATGATCTTCAGTTAGTATTTTAAACTCCCAACCACGATCCAGGCAATACTCATTAGCGGCTTTCCATTTGGATTGATTGACTCCCCAAGTGGATACTTCTTGAATGTATTGTTTGGTTACTCGTTTACGGGGTTCAGGTGGTTGAGTTTGCTTTTTAGGTTTGACTTCAAGCATCATCGTTTTCAGTTTGTTATCTTTGGTTTTAACTTTTACAATAAAATCAGGAAAGTATCGGTGCCATCTCCCATCAACCGGAGATTTGTAAGGAACGATGGTTTCCTCAGATTGCCATGAGATAATATCATCATTTCTATCTAACCACGACATCACCTTTACTTCCCATGAAGATCGGTAAATTATATTGGTGGGATCACCCACATATTTTTGAGGGTTTTTTGGTATAAAACGTCCGGAATAAGCCATAAATAAGAATATATATGTTTAAATTATAAGAGGAAAATAATGCCTATTGTTTCTATTCCTTCCAGCATTGGTGGTATATCTATACCAGGAATAACAAATACAGCCGGAGGACCTTTGGCTGCTCTGTTTGGAAATTCAAACTCATTAATAAATTTACAATATCCAAGAAATTTAACTTCCGATACTCTTGGCCATTGGATAAAATTTACAGCATTACAAACAACACAACCAAATGCAGTTATTGCTAATGCACTTAATGGTGAACTTCAAGCGACCGTCAAAGCAGCAGGAAATCTAATTGATACAACAACAACACAAATTGGTAATTTCTTCAACGGTGCTAAATCTAGTGATTCTTTAAATGTGACCATGCAAGATAAAAACTCGCAGCAAGTTGCGGTTATTGCTTTATACATGCCAGATACGGTTTCATTTCAATATGCTGCTGAATACGGATCAACAAGTTTAACCAATATGGGAGTTCAATTGGCTGGTGCTGCAGCAGATAAATTTGGTCGAAGTAAACGAGATAAAAACACCGGAAAAGAAAAAACGACTGCAATTGGTGCTATTGCGTCAATAGGTGAAGGTGTTTTTGGAAATGCAGGTACAGGTTCAGACATTGCCAAATTGGCTTTAAGAACACAAGGTTTAGCTTTTAACCCACAGTTACAAATGTTATTTGATGGTATAACTTTTAGATCATATCAATTAGCTTTTACATTTACACCATATTCCGCAGAAGAAGCCGAAACAGTAAAAAAAATAATTCAAACATTTAGACAATATGCCGCTCCAGAAATAAGATCAGGTGCTGGTGGATTGTTTTTTAATGTTCCATGTAGTTTTAATGTTGAATTTTTCTTTAAAGGCAAAATAAATTCAAATATTACAAGAGTGGCTGAAAGTGTAATTAAAGGTATTGATGTAAATTATGCTCCAAATGGTTGGGCAGCACACAATAATGGTGCACCAGTTCAAACTACAATGACGTTAGATATGCAAGAAATTGCAATTATTGATCGTAAGAAAATTATTGAAGGATATTAATAATGCAATATTTTGATACTCTTCCAAAAATTGTTTACACAACAAATGGTGTATCCGAGGTTTATACAAATTTATTGGCTCGAGCTCGTATGTTGCCAAATTTTATTGATAACTCATCAAACTATTATCAGTATCATATTCAAGAAGGTGATACACCGGAATTAATTGCAGCCAAATATTATGGCGATTCGTATAGGTATTGGATTGTTTTATTTTCAAACAAATTAAATGATCCACAATGGGATTGGCCGTTATCACCAACATTGTTTGAAAGATTTATCCGAGAAAAGTATTCTGGAGTTAATCCACATAATATTATGCACCATTATGAAAAAAACATAGTGCGATTTAATGTAAACACACAGATTAAATCAAGCGAAACAGTAATATTGGATGAAATTCGATATGATGAACTTCTTGAAAGAACATATACCATAGATACTCCATGGGGAAAAGTTACAACAATTGTTGATAAAAAATCGGTGACACTTTATGATTATGAATATGAACTGAATGAATCCAAAAAAATAATTAATCTTATGAATTCAATTTATGTTGATCAGATAGAAACTGAATTGAAGAAATTAATGGCTACACAATAATATGGCAACTTTTACACCATTTGCAACCAGTTCAGAGGTTGACGGAACTTATTATCCACAAGACTTTTATTTAAATTCCTTTAACTTTGTAACCGCAGCCAAACAAAAATACGATTTAAAAAAGTTAGTTGCTGAACTTGGTTATTTTGAGGACATCTATAGTTTTGTGACTTCTGGATATGCCACTTTAACTGATGCACAAGGTTTTATTGAGGCTCTACAATTAACCGGTAATGAATATGTTGAGGTTGATTTTGGAAAATCAAAATCGGCACCTGACGGAGTAAATGTGGTTAAAACATTTAGGGTTTATAAGATAGGTAATAGAACACCTAGTGGTAACCAAAATGTTGAATTCTATACTATACATTTTTGTTCAGAAGAATTATTATTATCAGAACAAACAAAGATCAGCAAATCATATACAGGTCAAAAAATATCCGATAATATAAAAGATATTTTAACAGAAAAGTTAAGAATTGATAGTAAAAAAATTGAAGTGGTTGAAGAAACTACAGGAATAAATGATTTTGTTGTTCCAAAATTAAAACCATTTGAAGCAATTAGTTGGTTGTCAAACTACGCTAGACCAAAGTCTACAGGTACGGTTGGGGCTGACATGCTATTTTTTGAAACAAAAAATGGTTTTAATTTTAGATCATTACAATCAATGTATAAAGGTAGAGTTTATGCAACATACAAATATCAAGCAAAAAACATTGATCAACCAAAATTAAATGCTCAAGAAAATTCAATAACCGTTTTGGAATATGAAATAGTAAAATCTTTTGACATGATGAATGAAATATCATCAGGTTCATTGGCTAATAGATTAATAACAATTGATCCTTTAACCAGAACAAAAAGAGTTACAGATTTTAATTATACTGATTATAAAAACCAATCAACCTCTTTAAATAAAGGTGCAGCAACTAATCAAATAAACAATAGATTTGGTAACCCACAAGGCCAATCTTATGAAGGTGTATTAAAGATGGCTGTAGGTAACTCCAATCAACAGAAGGTGCCCTATATAAAAGAAAACGGTCAAACTGGTGTGGCTAAAGATGTTTTTATTGAAAATTACATACCAAATAGAACTGCACAAATGGCATTGGCCAATTTTACGGTGTTGAAAATAGTTATACCTGGTGATCCTTCTATAACGGCCGGTAGAGTAATTGAATTTAATTTGTATACATTAAAGCCGACTGCGAGTTCAAAGGACTTGGATAAATTTTATTCAGGTAAATATTTGGTTTCAGCAGTTCGGCATGTTCTTACATCACCAAATAAATATCAAACAATTTTAGAAATAACAAAAGATAGTTCATCAAATGATTATGTTGAAAGAGCAAATGATACGGCAGAAGCTAATGAATATTCAGGTTATACTAGTTATTTAAATGATGGGGTAGAATAATAATGAACAGTTTTTTGGGCAAAGATGGTTTTCACTGGTGGGTGGGAGAAATTGAAACGAGGGTTGATCCATTAGGTATGGGTCGTTGCCAAGTAAGAATATTTGGACTACATACAGATGACACCACTCAATTACCCACTACGGATTTACCATGGGCAATGCCAATGTATCCATTAAATAATTCAAAATCCTTTTCTGCGCCGAGAGTCGGTGATTGGATCGTTGGGTTTTTTATGGATGGCGAATCAAATCAATTTCCAATAATGATGGGAGTTTTGCCTGGAATTAAACAACCAGATGATCCTCCAGCAACAGTGACAGAATAAGGAGTGAATATGACTGATCAAACAGTAAATACAGTAAATGCGGCTCCAACAGATGCGAGCGGTAAAGAAATCAAAAAAATTATGCCACTTAATGTTGGCGATGGTCAAGTTAATGGAACACCAAGCACACCTGGATTGTCCAGAGGTGTTGTTATAAACACATGGATTTCCAAAACAAATAGTGATATAGCACACGTTTGCGATTTTGTAACAGAACTTCAAAAAAATCAAAAATTAAAAGAATTTTTAGTTGCACAAGGTAAGGCAATTAGAGATGCTGTACGGGCTGTTATGCGTGCTTTGGGTTTTAGTGATAATACTGGTGTTGCACAATGGTTAAAAGATAAATTACAAACCGTCACAAGAGAATTGAAACGTATACAAAAAGAAGTTATACAACCTATTATTGATTTTGAAAAAATTGCAATTGAATATGTTAAACAAATTCAGCAAATTATTCAATGGATTCAAAGTTTACCTGCTCGTTTTGCAGCTGCATTAGCAGATTGTTTAAAAAAACTCGTTAAATTGGTTAGTAGCGTTCTTACCGACATTGGTACTGGTATGAGTGATACTGGTTCTAATGGACCAGGTCTTAGTGATGTTCTTAAAGAAGCCAAAGGAACTGCACAAGCATTTGCACAAACTCTCGGTAGTGCTGTCAAAGCTGCTGCGGGTGCTGCTGCGGTAGCTGCGGCTGCAAGTACTACAATTTCAGTTGGTACAATACATAAAAAAGGTATATAATGGCTTTACCCCCATCACCGTCGGACAATTTGTGGACAGAGCCAGAATCGGCGGCCAATGTTGATGCTCAACCACAGTATCCATATAACAACATACAACAAACCGAATCAGGACATTCATTTGAAATGGATGATACACCTGAGCGTGAAAGAGTTCGTTTACAACACCGCAGTGGTACGTTTATTGAGATGCATCCAAATGGTGATGAGGTTCATAAAGTATATGGTACAGGTTATGAAATTACCATTAGTAATAAAAATATTTTAATCAAAGGTGTTTGTAATATTACCATTGAAGGTGATTCAAACATTCATGTGATGGGTAATAAAAATGAAAAGATTGATGGAAACTATAACCTTCAAGTGGTTGGAGATTTAGTTGCCAGAAGTGCTGGATCAGGCGGTATGCGTTTAATATCGGATAATGATATGACCATCATGTCCTCTGCGGCCGCAACAGGTGCTTTGTATATTTCTGCGGGAGACCACGTTTATATGTCATCCGATTTACAAGTTGCCGGTTCTATTTCTGCCGATACCATTTC